CTATATTCAAAGAAACAGCAGAGATAAAGCAAGAGATGAACGATTTAAACAAAACCCTAAGAATGGTAATGTTTGGGACATTCGGTTTTATAGGAACTTTGTTAATCGCCTTTGTAACAATCGTATTCGGCAATTAATGCACACTTCAGACGAAGGTTTTTGCATAATCAAAAAATTTGAAGGCTTGCCTGTTAATGAGGACGGTCAAGCAGTTGCATATAAATGTCCAGCAGGCGTTTGGACAATAGGATACGGCCATACTAAAGATGTTAAAGAAGGTGATGTTTGGTCTAAAGAAAAAGCTGAATTTATGCTTTGGCAAGAATTAGAAGATGAGTATGAGCATTATGTAAACTCTCTTGTAAAAGTGCCTTTAAATCAATCTCAGTTTGATGCTTTGGTGTCTTGGGTATACAACCTTGGACCTGCTAATTTAAAAAGCTCTACCTTATTAAAAGTTTTAAATAAAGGTGAATACGAAGAGGTTCCCAATCAAATTAGAAGATGGAATAAAGTAAATAAACAAGTAAACGAAGGTTTAGTCAGAAGAAGAAACGCTGAGTCTTTATTGTTTGAAAGCAAAGAATGGGGTAAGGTTTAACAGCGGTTAAATTTATAGGAAAGGCTTATGCCTCATTCTACGGCTAGAATTGCTTTAGCTGGTGAATATCTAGCAGCATCTTACATGCTTAGATATTGCGACTCAGTTATTATGTCTCCATCAAATCATAGGTCTGATTTAATACTTGATCATCAAGGCAAGCTTTACCGAGTTCAAGTTAAAACAACAAACAAAATTTATAAAAGAAGAAAAACAGATTACTATCGTTGGGAAATAAGATCTGGACGAAGAACTTCTAATAACACTAGGCAAAATAAAATGGTAAGATATGGAGACGGTCAAATAGACTTTTTCTGTTTGGTTGCTTTGCCGATAAATAAAGTTATTTTTGTTCCTGTTGATAAAAAGAACAACTCAACTGAATACGCAAAAACTATAGGCAGTTTAGAAAAAATAGATTCTAAAGAATCTTTATTAGAAACTTTGTTATATGTAAATAAAACACCAAAACTAGAATCATTAAATGACGTTACAGAAAGCAATATTTAAACCAGGTATCAACAGAGAAGGTACTGATTATGATAATGAGGGCGGTTGGTTTGACTGCAACCTTGTTCGTTTTAGAAAAGGTAGACCTGAAAAGTTTGGAGGCTGGGTTAAAGATACCTTAAATACTTTTTTGGGAACTTGTAGGGCTTTGCATCCTTGGATAGCATTAGCTGGAACAAAATACTTAGGTTTAGGAACAACTTGGAAATATTATATAGAAGAAGGATCTTCTTTTAATGATATTACTCCAATTAGATCTACCACAAGCGCAGGAGACGTAACTTTTTCTGCTTCTAACGGAGACGCAACAATTACTGTTGCTGATACAGCTCATGAAGCGGTTGCTAATGACTTTGTAACATTTTCAGGAGCAGCATCTTTAGGCGGTAATATTACTTCTACAGTACTTAATCAAGAATATCAAATAGCTACAATCGTAAATTCTAACTCTTATACAATAGAGGCTAAAGATACTAGCGGCGACCCAGTTTTAGCAACAGCAGGAGATAGCGGTAATGGTGGAGGATCAACCGTTGGCACATATCAATTAAATGTGGGTCTGGATGTTTATGTGCCTGGTACTGGTTGGGGTTTAAATGGATGGGGAGAAGGAGCCTTTGGATCTGCAACAGCATTATCTTCTACTAATCAACTTAGATTATGGACTCATGACAACTTTGGAGAAGATATTATCATTAATCAAAGGGGCGGAGGAATTTTTAGATGGGTTGAAAATAATGGCGTTACAACCAGAGCTGTTAATCTTTCTACTACAGCTGGAGCTAATCAAGTACCAACAGTAGGCTTACAAGTTATTACTTCAGAAAAAGATCGTCACCTAATTGTATTGGGTGCAGATCCTGCATCAGGAAGTACTAGAACTGGAGTTGTTGATCCTATGTTAATTGCATTTAGTGATCAAGAAAATGCTTTAGACTTTGAGCCTCAAACAACAAATACAGCAGGATCTTTAAGATTATCTTCTGGTTCCTCTATTATTGGTGCCGTTAAATCTAGGCAAGAAATATTAATTTGGACCGATACTGCTTTATATAGCATGCAGTTTATTGGCCCTCCTTTTACATTTGGAGTTAATTTAATAAATGAGGGTACAGGACTTATTGGGCCAAAAGCAGCTATTACAGCACCTCAAGGTGTTTTTTGGATGAGCTACAATAATTTTTATCTTTATAATGGTAGTGTGCAAACAGTTCCTTGTACCGTTCAAGATTACGTATTTTCAGATATTAATTTAGTTCAGTCTTTTAAAATTAATGCTTTTACTATTGCAGACAAAAATGAGGTAGGTTGGTTTTACTGCTCTTCTTCAAGTAATGAAGTAGACAGATATGTTATATATAATTATTCAGAAAATGTTTGGATTTACGGATCTTTAAGCAGAACAGCTTGGCTAGACGCTGGTATAGAAAATTATCCAAGGGCTGTCAGCAACGGCTATCTTTACCAACAAGAGAGTGGTTTTGATGATGATGGATCTCCTATGACTAATGTATTTATAGAGAGTTCTGATTTTGATTTAGGTGATGGAGAACAATTTACTTTTATACAAAAAATTATTCCTGATTTTAAGTTTTTACAAAACAATAACGAAAATGGATCTATAAATGTTGTAGTAAAAACTAGAAATTATCCAGGAGATTCTTTAGCTGTTAATTCAACTAGCTCTATTCAATCTAATACTCAACAAGCATTTATAAGAGGTAGAGCAAGACAAATGGTTTTACGATTTGAGTCAGATGATGATGCATCAAATAACGGTAATTTAGGAATTGGGTGGAGATTAGGAGCTACAAGGATTGATGTAAGAACTGACGGCAAAAGATGAGCAAGATTCTACAAACGCAACTTCCAATTGCTGTAGGTTCAGTCAGCCCCGATATATTTAACAGACTCACAAGAATTTTAGAGATTAACTTGGGTGCGGTTGATGTTGACAGCACTCAACAAGTTAATGATGCAGATAAATTAAAATTTAATTTTTTAGCAGGTAGTATCATTTGGAATACAACCCTAGGTGTTTTGCAAGTTTATACAGGATCTAAATGGGTTGATATAGGCGAAAGAACAAATGATTTTGGTTTTGAGGCCACTTCATCATTAGGTAAGATAGATATTATTACAAGTGGGGATATATCTATAAACATCACTAACTTTAATAATGGTTGAGTTAGCTATAAAAAACGAATATAAGACTAAAAATATATTACTCGAGCATCCTGCTGATTGGTATATAGAAAAAGAAACATTTAATGCGGTCCAAGAGTCTTTACCAAGCATAATAGATTTTTATAATAATCAAGGCAGTAACAACCCAGAACCAACAAAATTACATGAAGTTATAAAAGAACCATTAAAAGATGTATATACGGTTCCTTTCTTTTCACAAAAGTTTTGTTCTATATTGTTAGATGAAATACAAAACTTAGAAAGTTTTTATGGCTTTCAGCCCAATCCAGAAGAAGATACTTTAAGACAAATACCAGAAATAACTTTTCAAGATAATTGTCCAGAAATCTATCAATCTTTGTTTCAAACAATATATACTATAGGTAATCCTATATTCTTAAATATTTGGAATAGGCACGTTAATGGTGGCGGTATTCAAATAGCTAATTATAATTTAAAGGATAAAAAACAAGGCGCTTGGCATCATGATGCTAGTGCCGACATAAGTATGGTAGTTCCCTTAAATACAGGTGAGTATAAAGGTGGAGGAACTGAGTTTTTAAATCGTGGTACAGTTGAACCATTACCTACAGGCCACGCTCTAATATTTCCGAGCTTTACCCATATGCATAGAGGCCTATCGGTAGAATCAGGAAACAGATACTTACTTGTATTTTGGTTAAAATGTATAGAAGAATAGGGTAAAATTTAAAAATGAATATAGTAGACA